GCCGATTGACCAATAGAAGCTGCTGTTAGTGTTTCCGTCCTGGCAATCGTTTCAGCTTTTGCTCTCATGGCAATAGGATCAGCAAACGTATCGGCAATGCGGCGAGCTATTTGATCGACTGTTAATTTCTCCTCAACGCCCGCTGAAATGGCCGACATGATTCTTTCTGTATGGGTCTTAGATATGTTAGCAAACGATTCTAAGCCACGCTCTTCAAGTAAAAGTCGACGACGGTTTCCATCACGGGCCCGAAGAGCCTCAATCTTGGTCTTATCTTGCTCATTAAAAACAAGATCAAGCTGCTGGTCATAACCAAGGTTTACGACAGACGACAAAGTTTTCGTATATTCGTCGACCCAAACTTCTTCAAACTCGTTAAACGCTTTTTGCAAATCGCGTTTTAATTTAGTTTTCGATGGAATATCAGCGGCTTTTACTTCTTTTAAGTTTCGCTTAATGATCGGCGCAGCTACCTCGGCCATGGCTACAAGAGTTTCAAGAGCCGCGTTAAAAAGATTTTTCCCTTCTTTTTCTTCAACAATTTCATCTAGGGCTTTAACTGAAGACTCATGCCAACCGTTTCGACGACTATCTAAAATAGATTTAAGTCTATTTTGTTTCGGCGCCTCAATAACAGGAGTCTGTTGAACCGATGGAAAAGAAAAAAAGCTAGGTGCCGCTGACTGAGCAGGTTTTGCGACAAACGGCATTTCATATTCTTCGCCTTCGATTGCTGGTTTTTCCCAAACGTCGGCGCGAACTTCGTTAATCGATAAGCCGCCTGCTAGCATCTCTTTTGCAAGAGTTGCCTTTTTCATTTGATCGTCTTTTAAAGCTTCGACACCGGAAAGGTCGAATTTTAAAAAGAAATTTTGACCAAGTTGTTGCTTAAAGAAAAGATTTAAACCACCTTCAATGATCTTACAAGTTGGGATTAGGGTTGCTTCCCAGAAGTTACGGAGCGCAATCTTATATTCCTCAGACCCAAGTGAGCCAGCGGTTTGAAGACCAAATTCATGTTTTGGAGCTCGAAACAAATTAAGAATCGTTTCACGATTCATGTTCACAAGTTCTAGAAGTTTTTGATCAGCAATCGTATGTGTCATAGGCGATGCTTTAACACCTTTTGGCAACAGCATTGTCCGGCGTTGATTCTTCCTTCCGGTATATGCGAGCTCAAATGAACGAAGCTGACGCAGAGCCTGCTGCTCGTTTACTTGCCTATCCATTTCCAAAACCATGCCTGGTGTGGCTTGGCGAAGATAAAACGCATTCAGATAATCACTTGAATATCTGTTAAATAAAATCGACTTTCGACCAGGAATAAACGGCGATAATCCCCAAACAAGAGATGATGGATTTGGACGCCTAAAATGGATAATTTCATTTAAAGCATAAACTTGAACATTGTTCCTGGTCCTATCGGGCAAGTCGCTGTCAGATTCAACCGAATAAAGATAGTTTTTAGGCGATCCATTCGTATCGAATTCAAGTGATGTCAGTGCGGTTCTTAATGGAATAAGCCAGTTATTAGCTTTCGAGTACCACTGAATAGCGTTACCTAAAAGGCCAAACTGAACGACAACGCTATACATCCAGGAATGATAATCCTGATAAGGATTTGGCCTAGAAATCAGTTCGTTTAACGGATGCGCATCGGCATAATCTATGACTTCTTTGCCGTCGACCATACGCCGCGACATGACGTAAAGCGGCTGTGAACTTATTTTTCCGGCCATTAAATCGATAAGAATAAAGACCCAATCCTCTGTGTAAAAGAGAGATTCGATCGTAAGCATATCGGCCCAAGCCTTGATTTCTTCGCTCCAAAGATCATTTGAAACAGCTCCACCTGGCTCGGCATCGCGTGAAAAATCAAAAGCCTTTTGCGCTAGATCAATGTCTTGATCATAACGGTCAATAACACGGTCTATATATTGATTAAGTTCAATGACTTTCTTATCCATGCTTGCCTTTCGTCGATCTTTTCAGTGTGCCAAAACATAACATGGTTTCACTTAATGCCAAACAAAGCCGCTTCGTCATCTTCGTCTTCGATCAAGTCTTTGTAATATCGGTCGAGGGTCAAAATACTTTTATCTTCCTTCAAATCTTCGATGAACCGAATATCGTAAGACGACCCCATAAACTCTTCTGCCGCACTATTTGCAAGGGCCATGGCCATAACTATATCGTCGTGATTTCCTGACGCCGCATTGTAACGCATGAGCCCCGTTTCGGACACTTCGACCTCGAAGACGTCTAATTCTTGCAACATGTCCGGCCAGTTTGGCAAAACAATATCTTTTTTCTCAAACGTTAAACCAAGTGTGTTGACTAAGTTTGATTTTATCGAATTCGTAAGCGTTACGCCATGAAATGGTATGGGTATGGGAGCTAAAAAGTCATCAATTGCATCGCCGACCCCTGTTTTATCGTGCCAAGCAATAGCTACGGTGCGAAAGTTCTTAGCAAAATGGTAGAGTTCTTTTACAGCTTGCGTGTAGGCCAGGCCATGAAACTTCATTACCCCAACACAGCGTCTTGGTTTTGATTCATAATCAATGGCAAAAAAAACTGTAAAATCTTTATGTTTCGCCCAATCGGCTCCAATAACCACGGCCTTTGATTTTGCATCAGGATGAAACCAGACGGTTCGTGCGCTCTTTTCAATTTCTGGCAACGACTGGTCAACACATTCGCGGTAGCCAAGAAACACCGATCCTTCGTCTATGAATTCGGCCAGGTAGTATTGGCGAAAAAGTCTATCAGGTAAGTCTCGCCTAGCTTGCTCAATGACTTCTTTTGAGACAAACGGGTTATCAGTCGTTGGCGCGTGGATAGCCAGTTGCCTTGGGGAACGGCCATTCCTAATAGCCCACTCCATTTCAGCTTTGGCTTCTGTGTATTTTTTATAAAACCAGTTCTTACCATATGGAGTTGAAATCCACATGGAAGGCCCGCGGGTAAACGTCGTCGTGGTTTTTGCTGAGACATAGGCATCGTATGGCATCTTTGCCGCTTCGTCGCCTATTTGCCCATGAATGCCGGCACCCTCAAGGTCGACCGGGTTTTGTGTGTGCCAAAACTCGATTTCACTTTTAATATAAGGAAACCGAATGATCATTTTTGATTCAATGGTTTCCGAATGCGGTGGCGGTGGAATGATGCCCTTAAAATAACTCATCCCAATCAGGGCTTGGCGATAAATCGGAGCAATCCAACGCCAACGCGCACCTGTCTTGTTCATCACCCCGTTTGTTAGGGCAACGCTTGCTCCGATTGTTTTTCCGAACTTACTGCCACAAGCAACAAAAACCTCTTGAACCTCTTGAAACAAGAAGGCCCGCATGATGAGCTCTTGCTTTGTTGAATGTGGTTTTGGTGGCTCGATTCTAACTATCTGTTGGGGACTCGATTCCATCGCGAATAACTTCTTGTAATAGTCGACCGTCTTCGGTCATTGCTGTTCTGTAGGTGATTTGTGGGGTAACGCTGATATCGACCTCTTCTTTTACTTTGCCAATTGTGCGGTCGAGCAGGAAGTTTAGACGCATGTAGTCGCCATCTTTAATTGCTTTAGCATAGATTGAACCAAGCGTAACTTCAAGGACAGGTGTTTTTGGATCCTTCAAATGGATAGCCAGTTCATCTTTTGTCATCCTGGAAAGCTTGTTAATCATAGCGCGAACGAAAGTTGGCGACATTTTTTGGATTTGTTTTATTTCTGGTGGCAGTTTTGGGCGTCCATTTGGGTTTCCGGAAACGCCTTTTTGAAAATTGCGCCCACCAGTTTTCATGCCTTTGGCCATTGTGTTGATCCTCTCTATTTTGATACATATGATCATATTATAATATAAGTTTTTATATAAGAGTTTATCAAGATGGCAAACAACAAAAAAATAGACCAAGATAAATTGGTCGAGCGTTTAACGATTTTGTTCACGAAGTCTCAGATGAAGGCCATAAAGTTGAGGGCGAAACAGGAGAGGAAAAGTATAGGGCAACTCATCCGTGAGTCATTAGGTTTTTCTTGAAACCTTTATTTGAACAAACTGTGTGACCTTCGTACAGGCGGCAACTTGCTTTTCATTTAATATTTCAGAAATCTTTGCGCGGTCCAAACCAGAGCGCGTTGAAATCTTAGCCGTGATTGTAAACTTTTCCCCGCTCACACAGCTTGCCTCGATGTCGTCCATAAAGGCTTTGATTTCAGTTTTTATGTTGTCTTCTTTTTCTTGTAAAATTTTCATTTCATCGCGAAGTGATTGCAGTTCGCTAGCCATCTCGTCAATTACAGAGTTAACAATCTTAGCTTCAACTTCTTTTAAAACGTCTTTTTGTTTCTTACTCATAATCAGTCTCCCTTTATGTTTTATGTAAAACATATCGGGTTTTTCGCATGCAAAATTAAATGATCATACATATGCCAATAGTTTCAGGTATTTAGGCGATATCATTAAGTTTTTCAGAAAAAAGACCGATATATATTATATATATCAGGAAGGGAGATGGATAACATGAAAGCACTAAAACCACGGGTTGAAATAACATTGGATTTAATAGACCTGACTCCAGCTGAAGCTAGTCATATTTACGGTCTGACCGTAGGTCTACAATTAAAGTCAGAATGGGTTGCTGGTGACAAGGCAGTGGTCATTTATTTTACATCAATCCATGAATACGAACATTTTTTAAGAATCATGCCACCAGCACACTGGAGTTAATTATGAACGACGATTTATCACAAAACCTAATGGACCTTGAAAGTCAACTTCGCGTATGTGAACTGATTGAGGGCACACTGAACAAAGAGATCCAAAAACTAATCGGTCTGATTTCTAAGCTTAGACATACCGAAACCGAAGGCGCTCATCATTTTTTGAAAATGTGTTATTCGTGCAACCAGATTGCAACGCAAGAAGCACGCATCATGCTAAAAGAAATCCGCGACGAATTGGAGAAATTTGAATGATGATATCTAATTATTTCAAAGAAAAACTAGAAACTTTTTTAAGCAAAAAAAACTTACAGGATAACCATATTGAAAGGATAAAGGCTTATATAAAAGACGATGGTGGCGTTGACCTGCATTGTTTTTTCGACAACGAAGAACTTGAAGAACTAGGGGTCAACTTCTTGGAAGAAACACAGATGTTAATCGAGCATTGGCGCGAAGCTAGAGAACTTGAGCGCAAGGCGGAAATCTTGGAAAACTTGGAATCCGGGCTTAGATTTATTTCAAAAAGTCTTAAATAACATCATGAAGATTATTTGGTTTGGGAATGCTATTAAAAAATTCAAACCTTGCATCACTACTCTTAAAAACTCCAGATATAGCACTGGTACGAGTTATAGTGCTATTATGCTCAATCCCTCTTAACTTTACACACATATGAACCGCATCAATAACAACAGCAACATTATCTGTTTCCAAAACATCTTTTAAACAAACCAATATGTCATTGGTTAAACGTTCCTGAACTTGAGGTCGTCTTGAAAAATAGTCCACAATACGGTTAAACTTTGATAAACCAATGATCTTTTTTGATGGGATATAAGCTAAATGACAAGCTCCGATAATTGGAACGAAATGATGCTCACACAGGGACTTAACTGTTATATTGCTTTCCACAAGCATTTGATCATAATTAAATTTATTTTCCTGTACAGTTATTTTTGGAAAATTATCTGAGTTCAAACCATAAAACAATTCCCTAGAGTACATTTTCGCAACGCGTTTTGGTGTATCAATCAAAGAATCATCTTCAGTATTTAATCCAATCTCCTTCATTATAGCTAAGAAATGGCTTGCAATTTTTTCTTCATTGATCATTGAACACCTATAATTTTATGTGTTTGTAACGATAACCGCCAAGTTTCAATACTAATCAATTTATCTATGGTTTGTTTTAAGTTTGGATCGTAAACATCTCCATAAACAGGCTGTAAAAATCTATTATTAGATTTAAAATCCTTAAAATGATCTGGGGTTATTTCCGGGGAAATAGCTGGCCAAAGTATTTTTAAATCATTAGCAAAGCTTATTTTTGTCTCTGTAAATGATTGTTTTGGGCTGACAGTTATATGTGAAAAATATTTAGAAATATGATCTATGTTATTTGAGCCATTCGTTTCTAAATGTAAAATATAACCGTTATCTGTTAGATATTGACAAAGAGTCTCGTCTAGTTGGATTGTTGGTTCTCCGCCTGATATAACGACAGTTTTAACATTACCAAGAAGAGATAACTTAATAAGAATTTCTTCTTTTGTTAACTTAACTCCACCAACAAAATCTGTGTCACAAAAACTGCAAATAGATTTTTCTTTGTAACTAGAGATTCCGTTCCATCGATTACAACCAGCAAAGCGCAAAAAATTAACAACAGTTCCGGATTGGGAACCTTCACCCTGAATTGTTGGTCCAAATATTTCTTTAACACGATACTTTTGCATAACAATTCTCTGTTTCATAAAGTATAACTTCTGTTACAAAAACACCCGTATCTTTTAAAACGTCCGGACAAACAACTTCAAAAAGATATTTAGCCATATTTTCAGCGGTTGGATTAAATGGGGAAATCCAAACAGGTTTATTTTTCTCCAATTTATCTTTAATGCTAATAAGGTCAGTATCGTCTTGAAATATAATTGTTGTATGATCCCAATGTTTATCTATCCAGCCACCAATTTTTTCTTTTAAAACAGAGAAATCTATAATACGACCTATGCTGTCTAGTGAATCAGCCTCGGCATTAAACCAAGCAACATAATTGTGACCGTGTAGATTTGCACACTTGGTTTCATGATTTAAAACACGATGCCCAGAACAAAAATGTATTTTTCTACTACACTGAATATTCAGTGACATCATTTACTCCTGAATCATTAAATGCTTCTTTTCTTTCGTAACAAGTGCCACATTTACCGCAATGTTTTTCACCGCCGACATAACATGACCAAGTTAATTCAAACGGGACATTTAATTTATAACCAATTCTGCATATATCTGTTTTGTTTATTTTCCCAAAAGGATTTATCAATTCAACTTTTGTATAAGTTCCGTTTTTTATGGCTTCAGCCATTGGGTCTGTAAATTCTTTTGTACAATCAGGATAAATCGAATGATCACCTACATGATTTCCAAGAATGATTTTGTTAGCGTTTATTGATTCAGCATAGCCAGCAGTAATAGCTAACATGATGCCATTCCTAAATGGAACAACTGTTTTTTTCATGCTTGGATCAGCATAATGACCTTCTGGGATATTGCCGCCACTTAATAAAAGATCACTTTTAAAAAGCTCATTTATAAATGGAAGGTAAACCAATTTATTTTTTATTCCATAAAAATCCGATATTTTTTTTGCAGCAATGTTTTCTCTTTCATTATGTTTTGAACCATAATTAAAAGTAATAGACTCTATATTATCTTTATTATTTGTCTCAAGACACTGCGCTAAAGCAACGGTCGAATCCATTCCACCTGATAAAACAATTAATGTTTTCATTTATTATTTTCCATTTCCAATGAATTTAACAACAAAGTAAAAGCCAACATTGTGGCGCTTGCTGCAAAATAGTTTACATTTAAAATTTTTCTTAAATCCAACATATAACGAACAATACTAGCTGCGCAAAGCTGCCTATTTAAGGATTTGCCACCACTCCAATTTTCATTTTTTGAAAAATCATTTATCTTAAAACCATAAGACTGTATATGGTCTATAACTTCTTTCCTTGGTTTTTGTGAAAAATCTTTTTTCCCGAGTCTAATAAACTTTCCTTTTCCAATATACAACTCGAGGGATCCAAAAATAGCACCAGACTCCCATGAAGATGAATCAATCGAAAACGGTCTATAGTGGTTAACAAAATCTTTGTTACAAAAACCAAGCCAATGAACCTTGCGTTTGTTTACATGTTTCATGATTCCTTTTACAAAACCCTTGTTACCAATAGTTTGAACCAAACCACCGATTGCCACGATATCACTTGTTTTGTAATAGTCTTCCAAAACCGATAAACTTTCACCACGCGTAAAAATAGGAATAGGTTTAAATCCTCTTTTTAACATTGTTTCATAATTTTTCATTGTTTCGTGAGGATTACCGACCACATCTAATGTGAAATAACCAAATGTTGGAAAATTTATTGATTCCAAAAAAAGACAATAGTCGTCAATTTTAATTGGTTTTCCTGATTTCCAAGCTGTGAATGCGCCGCTATCAATCAATAAATTAATACTGCTTATGTTGTTTTTAAAAAATTCAAGTGATGGTTTGTTGTTTAAATAGGGATAACCAACAAGGATGTTCACTTTATCCAATGTGAATACCCTCGAAACTAACTTCCAAAAATTTTGCTTTTAAATAAATTAGAACTTCATCTTTGATTTCTTGTGGACAAGTAATTTTTATCGTCGAGGTGATACCGTCGAGATTTTCATCTGTTTTTTCAACATTACTATTTTTATCAATATCTGAATGCCAATCACTCAAAAACGCAATTACATCATCATCACTAAAACCAATGGCATTTAGGTCATATTCCTCACCCTGTAAAGATCGTAGACTTGAACCAAGAATCTCCTCATCCCAAGAAGCTAACTCAGCAGTACGATTATCGGCCAAACTGAACGCCGTCTGATTGAACTTATCAAGATCGGTCACGACGGACTGAATCGTATCCCAGCCAAGTTGTCTTGCTGCCTCAAGAGTTCCGTTGCCGGCAAGGACGATATTTTTTTCATTTACGACAATTGGTTTTTGCTGGCCGAATTTGACCAGTGATCCTTTTATGGCATCCAAGTTTTTTTGACCATGTTTACGAGCATTATTTGGGTCAAAAACCAAATCTTCGATTTTTAGTGTGACAATTTGCATGGCTGAATTTTCGCTGTAATATCAAGATGTTAATATAAGTGCTTATAACTTCGACTTGTTTTCTTGATGTTATAACAAAATAGCCGAGAATGTACATACGTTTTTAAGAGAGCAAAAACCGCTCTTAAATCAATTTTAGCATTTCCCCCATGTTTCGCATTAACCAGATATCCTATGGCTCCTGGCGCCTCGTTTTGATCGGTTGCTGGTTAGTGAAATTTAAAAACAGTTACCAAGAATACTAATTTTGGCTCAATCATTTCAATTATTTTGCGTAACGGAGCGTAACGCGTTTTGTAACGCCCTAACCCCTTGCAACCACACAACATGTTACACATGTTACATACATTACATATATTTATATATATATATAGATATATATATCTATTTGTATTTTGTGTGTTGTTCTCATGTATCTCTCCCCCGGCGTAACAAGCGTAACAAGCGTAACAACTCCCGTGATTTCAGGAAGTTAGAACGTTACAGTCTGTTACATCCGTTACGAATTCAGGAGAGATTTCGGTATTTTAACTGACCTGGATTGTTTTCCGCCGAACCAACGGTGTCCTGCTGACGCAGCGTCTGGAAGGCGTAGAAGTGATTTGCGCCAACAAAGCTCCCACCGCGTGCGCGCAAAAATGTACTTGCGGAGCGAGGCATGTTCGTTGGCGATGTAAATATAGTTTTCATTTGGTTCACATAGTATGCCATAACTCTTAAGAGATTCAATCTCAAACCATGCACCGCCCTTAAGTATTTCCCCAACGGTTTTTTCAAACCGAGAACCGCATTGATCTTGGACGGTTACTTTCGTCGTGCAAAGATGCGAAAAACAGTCGCGCTCGTCGGTCGACTCGTTTACTTCGTCGCGCTCGTCAGAAAAGCCAAGTTCATTCACCAGATCAATGGCTATCTTATCGGTTAAAGGCGTATCTGACATGAGGGCATACCAACCGGCAAGAAGCATCCCATATTGTTGCCCGAACCGCTGGTTCACAACACTGGATAGCGCGTCGGCAGCGACCTCGTAGGATTGCAGGACAATTGGCGTCATTTTGATCATGCGCGAAAATAACCGCTCGCCAAAATCCTCGGTTATGAATTTCAACGTTTCTTTCATCTGTGCCCATTGTTCCTTTCGCGATCCGTGCGGCACGAGTTCGACGACGGTAAACCGCGAACGGTCGGCATCGTTGTCGAGGGATACCCGAATAGACGAAACGAGGGCCGCGAAAGAAAGCGCATAATGAGACGCCACGCCGTTTGCGGATCCTTTTACGACGTGGCCTTGCGTGTGCGACCAGGCTTGACGCAGGAGCTCGACCAAGTTTTGTACGCGCTCCTTGGTGGCCTCGTTGTTAGTTTCAAACTCGTCGAAGATGATGGGAAGGCTATCGGCCTTGATCGATTGGCGGATGCCCGCCTCGGTCGTTCCACCTTGCAGATAAAGGCGACTGGCTTCCGACCCAAGGGCTGGACGAATGATTTTATCCATGACCGTCGACTTGCCGGTCCCCGATCCGCCCGTGAGCCAAAGGTGCGGTCTAATTGGCATGGCTCCTGCAATGCGGGCAATGGCAATCCAGCCAGACAAAAAAACCCAAGCCTTGTTGTCGCGCCATTGCAAAAGCTCGCAAGCATCGAGCAGCGGTTTTGTTTCAGCAACGCTTAAAGGACTCGCATGAATTGCCGGCATCTTATTTCTGGTTGCCACATAAACATAGTTCGTTTTGAAGTCACTCATCGTTGCTCGTCGGCCATCAACGATAAGGCTACGTCCCGTGTTGACAATCGTGCGCCCACGGTCGAACCAAACACCGGTTCCACGCACGCGAAACGGATCGAAGGCACCAACGTTTTTTGATACCTGCTTAATATCGGACTTTGCTTTTTCCCACCGCACGCCACGCGTGCCCATGTAGGTCGACTCCCAATACTCGAGAGGCATGAGCTCAAACAGTTCAGTTGATGAAAAATTAGACAGCTTTTTTATGTCGTTCGAACTCATGTCAAAAAAGAAATGCGTGTTGCCGTCGAAGCCAAGGCAAATATAACCAACCGGTTCTGGCTTGCCGCCCGTTTGAAGCTGTTCCTTAACGGCCTCGATACCCTCGGCCAAATGAAGATCATTAAAGTCTGTCAACTTGACAGTTTCAGAATTGTTTTTAAACTTTGGAAACACGGTTTTGCCGAGCGCAAACTTGGCGGCCTCTTCGGCTTTGGTGCGTCCCGGGTTGCCGTCGGTAAACGCGTCGTCGTCGCCGCAAATTGTGATGGCTTTGTTTGTCCATTTTCGACGCACTGCTTTTGCGACGTCGATCAAGTTGGCCGCGTTAAAACAAACCAGCACGGTTTGGCCGGTTGCCTGTCTGATGGTTGCCGCTGTCGCAAAACCCTCGGCTAAAAAGACCGCGTCGTCTTCGACGTCGCCCATGACGTGAAAACACCCGGCTACGCGACCCGATGTTAAGAAACGTTTCGATCCATCCGGAAAGATTCGCTGCACGCTCCAAAGCTTACCGTCCTCGTCGCGAAGGGGGACAACGATAACGCGCTCGCCCATTTCGTTCATAATGGTTCCGGCGCCATGAAGATCGGTAATTTGTTTTTTTTCAAGGTAGGGCGACGCCGCTACGGGACGCATGAGGGCTACTAGTTTTTCAGCTTTCTTTGCGGCTTCGGCTTGACGCTCGCGACGATCCGCTTCGGCGTGGTCGCGTGCCTCTTTTAAACGCTTTTTTACAATCTCTTGGTCTTCGCGCGAAAACTTTACGTTGCTCGCTTTATACTCGTGGCGATCGCCCGTTGACCAGTCACCAAAAATTGCAATATTGTAAGGTTCGCCGGTTTTTGTGGTGAAATGCTGCCAACCGATATACCAAGCATTCTTTTTATGTGGCGTCCTCGCGTCGCGGGGAAACCGAACAAGCTTGCCGTTAAGCTCGAAACCGCCCGGTGGAGTAAAACCCAAGTTGGAAGCAAAATGGATGAGCTCTTGCAAAGGAAGAAACCTCGTTTTTAATTGTGTCTGATCGCATTTTTACACAATTTTATAACATTAAAAACAAGATTCTCTTAGGCTTCGCTGATGGCCTTTAAGACATCGTCAACCGAGCGTGCGACAATATAGACACCCCCGAATTTTATAACCATTTTCTCAAATGCAAGTTGTTCGGCGGTCTGTTTTGCCGCGCCCGTTTTAACCTCGATGGCTAAAAATCGACCATGCGGCTTTATGATGCCGATGATATCGGCGGATCCTTTTAGACCAAACGAAATGATACGGTCCGAGTCGAAGGCGCGTCCCACGCCCGTGGTGTTTTTCCAAACGCGAATGTTTTCACGCGAGCCTATGGCTAAAAGAATTTCATGAACGAGCGCTTGATGCGCTGAGTATTTGTTTTGCGGCGCGGAGTTTTTCGCGGATAAAGTCGGGGACGTTCTTTTTCTTTTCATACTTATCGGCAACAGTTTCCCCAAACTCTTCTTTTAAACGGTAGTAGACCCAACCCGATTTATAACCACGGCGCTTCGCAATGTCACGCAGTTCGCCGCGACGAGCCACGACTTTTAAATGGAATGGGTCGGCAACTTCCATCGAAGCTTCGATCGGATCCATGGCTTTTTCGTTTTTAGAAGAAACGATTGGCGCAGACTTTTCGCCGCAACCAGGACAAATAAAAACGTTTTTTAAAAAAACAGCAAAACAACCCGCGCAAGTTTTAAGGCCAACATCTATTTTTTGAAGAGTATTCTTTTGAATTGGATCAAGCGAACCGCTTCGCTCTTCGAGGATGCAACCATGACGAAGAACGTTTCCGGCATGGTCAATAAGAATGAAATCTTTTTTACCAGGAGCAGGTCTCGTACACCGCCCGGCTTGCTGAATATAAAGCGAATAAGAAAGCGTTGGCCTAGCCATAACAAGGCAGGAAGCCGATGGGATATCAACGCCCGTACAAAAAATGCCAACGTTACAAATGATCTTGATGTGTCCTGCTTCAAGCTTTTGGACTGCATCTTTTCGCTCGGCGTCTGAATTCTTAGCGTCGATTGCCATGGCTGGCACACCGGCAGCACAAAACGCAGCCGCTAGACTTTGCGAGTGACGAACGGAAACAGCAAAAAGAAGGGTCGGACGCCCTTCGCCAAGTTTTATCCACGACGAAACCACGTCGCCAATAGGATGATTTTGATTCAATAACTTATCAAGCGAATCTATGACATAATCACCCGTGGAACTTATCTCGACGCCTGTAAGATCTGGCACCGAAGGTGCATAGTAAACAGGCGGCACAAGGAAGTTTTGCGCGATAAGTTCTCTTATCGTGATGGGCCTAACAATTTCATCGGCCACGTGTCGAAGCGATCCAGAAACGTAGGGCGTAGCCGTAACACCAAGAAAATAAGCCGACGGGTAAGCCTCGGCCAGCCATTTATAACCGTCGCTCGTGGCCATATGAGCTTCGTCTATTATGAGGATATCGGCCTTTGGAGCAAGGCGGCGCGAATAAAGTGTATCAATCGAGCAAACCTGAACGGCTTCTGACGGGCGTTTACGCCAATGACCGGCCATCAAAACCCCATGCTCGACACCCGTTTGATCAAGGCGCTTCGAAGCTTGATCGACAAGCGCCCTGCCACGCACGACCATAAGAGCGCGGCTACCTTTTTCTTTTACTGCTTTTAAAATTTCACAGAAGACGACGGTTTTTCCAGCCCCGGTTGGAGCGTGCAAAAGAATTTTCTTTTGACCACTAGCGTACTTCGTACGAATTTCATTGATCGCTTGTTGTTGGTAGGGACGAAGCACGTTTAATTTTTACCCAATTGGCTAATAGTATGTCTTCCATCTTAATGCCAAGCATTGTGGATATGGCGGTCAGATAAAGCAATGAATCTCCAATTTCTCCCATAATTTCAGGTAGATAGATTGGTTTTCCGTGCTTCGAGTAGTTTTTCAGGTGATTGGTGACTTTAGCGGATTCTTGTTCAAACCCAAGGCCGAGTTCTTGAAGTGTTTTTTTGTCGACGACAAGCTCAAAAACTGTTTTTTGATATTCTTTTATGTTCATTGATTTTTATCCTCGACTAAAATCAAAGATAAAATAAGTAAAAACATAAATAAAATATAACCAAGAGCTTGTAAAAAAAGCATTTTAACGATCTTTATAAAGTTTAGATATAGCTTTTTTATCTTTTTTTATAAGTGGACGTGGTTGCCATGCACTTGCTTGTTGTGTAAATAACGATCCACTATCGCCTTTACTTATTCTATCAAGCAAGTCTTTATTCCTGTTTGCTATTTTTTCTTTATTTTTTGACGAAATTGACATCATTCCAAACTCCATCCTTGCAGTAGTAAACTCTCACTTCGCCTGTAACTAGATGCTCTGCGCGCTGAGCAACATAGAAAGTCCCTGATACATTTATTTTAAACTCTCCCGAGTTTGGAACAAAGCCAGCAGCAAAGATTGCTTTTTGCAGTGCGGCGTTGGGGTTGAACTGAATCACTTGTTTGGCTTGCGCCTCGTTAATCAAAGCTTGTTCAAGTCCGCTTGGTGCAGGTGTTGGATTTGAACCAGATGATAATTCAAAGAATAAACGATAGCTAACGTGGTGATTCTTAGGTTCCATTCGAAGGCCGCAAACCTTATCGCTGACTGTAACGCCTTGACCTTCAGCGGTTACGCAATACTCATCTTGCGACCACATAGGGATATCACCGCTCGATTTCGTTACGGCACCATTGGCATTGGTTGCAACCATGGTCACACCATTGCCAGAAAAAATATGGTGTCTGCCCCCGCTAGCTTTCTCATCTAGGAATTCAGCTTTTGCTAGCTTCCAAACTTTTGAACCTGAAGCAGATGTTATTTTGGTCCAAGGCGCTCCTGGAATTGAAGTGACGCCTGGAACTGGCGTTGGGCCAGGGTTCCCTAAGTCTGGTTCTCCGAATTCGTCGTTAACTGGAAAATCTTTTAATGCTTCAAGTGTCTCGAATGTCGTCCAATCGTTGTTGCCGCCCGCCGTAAAAACGACCGCACCAATGATTCGTTTATCTTGGCTTATTAAATCACTGTAGCGCATGAGCTGTTTGCGATATTCGCTTGCGGAAATATGATTTCGCCAACCGGAATGCTTCGGCGCACCGTTCACGACTTCGTCAATGCCGGTTTCGCCGACAATGACTTTTACGTTCCAAGTTTTATTGTGAGTTTGAAACCGTCCAGGATTCCACTGCCACTGTGCATCTGGTCCGCGTTTATCCCAATACTCATGAATCATCAGGACATGATCACCCCGAATAATTGCCTCTCGTATAGGATCAAGTGAAGTCCAGTTTGGTCGTCCTCCACTGGTTCTTGGATGTCCGGTGTTAAGGTTAAGTGCGCCACCTCTAAGCCCATGTTCTTTAAGACGGTCCAAAAAGGCGACTGTGTATTTGATTGTTGCGTCTTCATATGCGTCCCCCGACCAAATCGCTGGTTCATTGATGCCTAAAAAGATCATTTGGTTTTTAGGAATGCTGTAAGATTTTGACTTACTTGCCCATTCGTCAGCATGACGTCTGCCAGTGCCAACTGGATCTTTTTGCATGTCTGACTTTTGCTCTGACAAGGGATGGTTTCGGATCACGAAGATTGATTTTGGGGAAATGGAATAATACTTGTTGATGCGCTCAGCGTTGGCATCAACAAGCTTAATAACCCTTGGTTTTATACGCGATACAATCTTCTCATATTCTCCGCTTAAATTGAAATCAAGAAGGTGAGGGCCGATCTTGTGAGCGAATGATGGGCTTGAAAACGCGAGTAGCAATAAAAGAAAAAATTTCATGATCTACTAACCTCTAGTAATATCTATTTGTAATTCAAAGGATTTTTGTACTTACCGCAAGCATCCTTAAACGGTCGTCGCCAATCACCCGTCCATTTTGCGTTTTCCAAAACTTCTAAATGAAGATGCGGCCCGTAAGAAAAACCAAGATTTCCGATTTCGCCTATTTTTTGTCCTACGATAATATTATCACCAACTTTTACAATCGTCTTTGAATTATGACCATATGTTGAATAAAAACCGTTTCCATGATCAACAACAACGCTATATGGTCCGCGTCCAGTTCCGGGCGCGTCGTACCAAAGGGGACCAACGTGAATGACTAGGCCATCGGCAAGGGCAAGGATATCCTCACCTTGAGCCGCACAAATATCCAAGCCCGTATGAAACCCACATGTTTGGTAGCTTATTTTTTTACCGAACGCTTGGCAGACATAACCTTTTGGCACTGTCCAAACATAGCGTTTTTCTTCGTTTTGGCATTCCGCATATTTCCCTGAAACATAACCAGTTTTTCCATTATGTTTCACGTGAAACCAATTGTTGTTGGTTTTTGGTCCGTTTGTTTCGAGCGTGTCGCCTTGCCTAACATAGTCGATCACAGGAAACGTTATGTCGTCGCCTGAACGAACATTAAGATAACCACCAGGTGGAAGATTAGAGATTTTGACTTGAGGGCAAGCAAGCAGGAGAACGGGCAAGATATTCATTTTTAAATTTATCCGTGAATGTTTCCTAATTCATTCACTATTTTTTCATGCCCGTCAATGGCTTCTTCATATGTAGTATATCGCTCACAAATATCAGATTCAGGAAAAACCATGGTTTCAAACCATAAAGGAATGTCGTTGCAAAAAGCATGGTCTATTCCAAGAAAAACAGTAGAAACAGTTTTTTCTCCGATCTTGGTTTTTCTTAAAATATGACTCTCATCTTTTCTGAAAGAGGTAGCCCAAGTTTCCATGTCACAAGGAATAATTTTTTTGCCGTGCAATAAACCATAAATAGATTTAATCATAAGTAAAACCAACTTCTGGTTCTTTTGATCTCTTGTCAGATTCAAGTATATCTTGAGAAATTTTTATACCGGCCATTACACCTTTACAAAACTCACAAGAACATTTTCTTTCAATCACGAAATCCAAAAACTCATCTAATGCTTCAAGTTTAAATTCTATATATTTTGAAATTATATAGTGAATGTCTTTTTTCAAAATTTCTCCTTTGTTAAAGTACCCCGTAACGTGGGGCGGACGGCGCATGAAACCCTTGCGACGGTAAGCCTTTTTACATCCATGCTCAGGATGACTGTCTCAAGGTAGCTACACAGCACAGCTTGGCGGGTGGAGTTGCACCACTTTCTACTTCCGACCAAACTGGTCTGCATGAGACAATTCAAAATTTTGGCCAGCGGCCAGCTCACCACTTGGTGCTAGGGCAGGTGACGCCCTCAAATTTTGGGCAACGTTGCCAACTCATTCCTTCTCCAATTCTTCTAAAGCTTTTTTCAAACTATTCAACCTGCCATCAGGAACGACGTGATGTTGTAACTTATCGTCAAACATCATCGTGTCAAATATGGATTTCGCCGCTTCCGCAAGCTTGATGAATTTATCAAGATGATTGATGGCCATGACGATAACTTCGGCATTTGCTTTTTCTTCTTTTACTCCCCCGTTGCCTCTACCCGCAATTGATCTTGCAATATGCTGGGATTCTGACTGACCAAAATAAACCCCATGATGGTAGTCACCAAATCTATGCTCCCACTTCCCCGGCGTCCTACCCTCAGCAATCCGCTTCATATCCTCAAGCTTCATCAATCACCTCATACCCATCAATAACTTGAATGCTTCCCGCGCTTGGATCGGAACCACTGCATTGCCAAGGGAACCAATTCTGTCCAACCTTTTGAATATCCCATTGCCAACTCGGTCCACTCTGGGTTCAATAAACCCTTTGGGTGTCCAGGTAGATTTCCTTTCAGACTTAAAGTTGGGCAAGTTTGATAACCCCACTGAGTCCCTCTCAATCCCCTTTTTTTGTCCGATAATATTGGAGTAGGCAAGTAACCACCATCTTTCACGCAAGTGACAGGCTCCAAGGCTTCCGGCTGACATAACAGTCCATCTACAGTCATACCCCATCGCGGAAATTTCACTGACAACGTCTCCCAGCCCCCGAAAAGCAATTGCCGGTACGTTCTCCAAGAATATGAAGCTTGGTCGAATTTCGCGACAAAGCCTAATGATCTCTCTAAATAAGCCACTTCGCTCGCCTGCCAATCCTTTACCATGTCCTGCAATGCTAATATCCTGGCAGGGGAAACCTCCGTAGATGATGTCAACTCCGTCCGGCGGAAGATAACATCCCTTGAGTGTTCGCACGTCATCCCATATTGGAGCGACGGACAGATCCCCTGATAACATTCTGCTGATGAGTACGGACGCGGCATATTGATCTCTTTCACAGTAGGCAATAGGTCTGACCCATGGTGCCAAGGCCAAGGATATTCCTCCGATTCCGCTAAATAAATCCAAGCCATTTAACATTCATTCTCCATTAATCACCTCCCGGACTTTGATTACTTTTGTGCCGCTGTGAGACGGATTAAATTCTTCAGTATCTGCAACTATAGGTGTCCCTACCGAATTAACCTCTATCCAAAACTCCCTCGGCTCTTGTTTGATTTCCCATTTGCACGCAAGCAATTCATGTAACCTCACGTTAATCATTTCTTCCTTATCTCTGGGATCAATCCATCGGTTGATAACTCCTGATTCAGGGTTATTCCATCTAAACGGCTTCCCGCTCTGAATCGCCTCGATGCCGGTTACTAGTTTTGTCATTTAGGTATTTCCTCTATGCTAAAGCTTTTCTCCCCAGCCCCTCACCGCTTGAGCCAATTCTATTTCTCCATTCCAAACACTCTTTTGAAATATGATTTAACCTTATCCTGCTTTTCAAATTTTTCCGATAATTCTTGCATAGCAGTCTGGGCTTTATGTCTTTTCTTAAGCCTTCCGGTAAGATTACAAATTTGATAATCGAAGTTTTCAAAATTGAGATTGTATTTCTCCTCAACCAATCTCCAAAGAACGCTATCTACCATTGATGCATCTTCCCATTCCTTGACAACACGTTTAATCAATTCTTCGCATGCAGATTTACATGCGATTTGTCTGCGAAACGCTGCTCGTTCTTCTTCCGTTAAAATGATATCGGTATCTACATAATCTGTATTTTTCATTCGTTATTCCTCCCTCTTTCCCAAAACCATATATAACCAGCTGCTAGCAAATTACTGGTACTTCTCCCATGTTTAACAATGTTAAAAATCAAAATTGAAGGATAGCGGCGTAATGCCTTTGATGGAAACTTTAAATGTGTTCATCTTCTCTCCTCACTTCCCAAACCCCTCCGGCCATCTCTCTTTAAGTTTGTCAATGTTGGTTTGCATGACATCCTCTAAGCTAAATCCAAGGTCATTGCAGAATGCTGCGATATACCAAAGGCAATCCCCCAATTCTCGCTTTACCTCATCTAGGTTCAATTTCCTGCCGTGATACAGGTGTTTCTTGATATGCTCCACGACTTCCCCGGTTTCACCCGCTAAACCAAGTCCCCAATTGGATAGACTATCCCGCAAGGTTAATCCTGTTTTCTGCGTCCTCAGCACGCCTTTTTGATATTCAGATGGTGTCATTCCCCCTCCAATTCGTCTAAAGCTTTTTTAAGCAATCCGAAGTCTCTACCAAAAGAATACCCAAACTTAGTGCTGTTAAAATAAGTGTATCCTGCTATGGCTTTCGCCGCCTCAACCACGGCAATCAGTTTGTCGATTTTTAGATCCTTCTTCTCAAGCCAAATTTGGGTAGAACCATCATCGCGAGTGTTATAGCAAAGCGTATAATCTTGGGGGTTAAGATCATTGATATGTATTTGATATGCAATAAACTTCTCCTTTTGCTGCATTATATCGTGTATATGCTGATCTATGATTTTTTTAAAATCAGGGTAATCATCAGCAATCCTCTTGATATCTTCAATTTTCAAGACCTAACTCCTTTGCGCGCACGCCTTTCACATATCTTTCAAAAGCATCTAGCACATTTGGCTCTAAATAAATTTCGTCCCATCCATGCGCTCGCTTCGTTCTAAGCAGAAATTGATAGCCATCGTAACTCGCATAGACACCGTCGCCGATATATACTTCGTTATTCTTCATCCAACACTTCCCGGACTCCCCATAAATTTATAGGCATAATCTTTTTTACCGCCCATTTGTTTTCGATCAGTTCTTCTAGGGATAGAGTTAAAAAATCACTTTTCCCTATAAAAATAGCGTTTACTTCAAGTACGACGCGCAATGTTTCAGTGATTTTCATTATAAAAAGTTGATTTTGTTTCATTCAAATAAAGAAACCCCTTCTTCATTCATGCAACGAAAAAATCTATCTTGAATATCTCTATAAATTCTTTTTTCATCATCATTTAGAGCATCATTATATTTAAGCTCCATTCTAAGCACGTTAGCAAAACGCTCCATTACACCTTGATATTTCCCACCATTAAAAGCAGTGTTAAACTGTTTTTCGTCTTCCGGCATGTTGAACTCTAGTATGGCTTTCATTTTTCAACCCCTAAAATCCAAGCACTGAAAGTTTTATCCCATCCCTTTGGTCCTTCAATTCCTGTTTCGCTAATATTCCAAACGATCATGATTGAACACGATTGCCTTGTTGAAGTCCAAAACTCGCCAACGATATCCAATTGCTCAAACGAAAAACCTTCGGTCTTCATGCGCTGAACTTCATAAGATCTTAAAAGACGAACAGCCGGACGAACATTATCTAAGGCTTGCGGCAAAAGATAAATGGGAAGCGGCTTTTCAACTAAATAAAACCGCTTCCCTTGCAGTAAGACCCATTCACCGGCAATCATTAATGATATTCCTGAATATGTTCGTTAAGTTCCATGAGGGCTTCCCTAGCTGTGCGCCCACGATCGGTTTCTTGAATTGGATTTGAATGACTTATAAAGTAACGTCGTTCATCAGCATAAAATTCAAGAATCTTTTTTAACCGTTCAATTAAAGGGTTCATGTTTCATCCTTAAAAAGGAATGTTGTCAACATTCACAGTTTGTTTTTTAGGAGATGCTTTTACTGGACCAACTTCTTGCCAAGCTTGAGCAAAATCAGCTCTTAAACCAGAAAGAGAGGCCAGTTTTGTTTTCAATGCTCCACGGTCCATAGCGTTTTTAAATTTACCGCCACCGGCTTTATTTACAAACGCCGCTTTTGCGTAAATTTTTCCGTTATATTCTTCATGAACAACCTTGATTGAAAACTCTTCTTCCATGTTTAAAACGTTTGAATCAGGGCCATCGGCAAGCATTTCAAGTTGTTGAATCGAGTTCATACCCATAACGATTAAGGCTTCAACCGTGAAATTTCTTTTTCCTTCAGGGGCTTCTTGTAAGACCCCATTCCAAAAAACTTCACCGTTATCAGTCGAAAACCTAACCACAATCATCGGTTTCCCTGTTTGCGTTTCCGTTACTGCATAGTCAATAACTTTTGCTAAATGATCGCCTGCTGGAACTAGTGCTTGTTGATTCATGCTTCATTAATCCTTATTGCTAGTTTATTTTTTATTAAATCAAGCTGAGCCGCATTGGAACCAGCTTTTTCAACGGTTTCTATAACTTTTGCTTTGAGTTCTTCATCCTTTACTTCGGACAGCATATTCATGATTGATGCTTTTAAATAGTCTGGGTCCATAGGATTGCTAGATTCAAGAGCTGTTTCATATTCCGCCCAAAGCATGGGAAGTTGAAGCGGCAAACCAAATCTATTTTTCGCGTCAAAACCTGGACGACGTTCAGTAAATACGACACGAACTCCGTCACCATAGGCTCTTGTTTTTGATCCATCTTTTTTTGCAAAGATTTCAAAATTGGCGAACAAAACAGCATCGACAAATTCACGAAACATGGCAGCAGATTTTTTATAAAGTTTAAGCTGGTAACGGTCATATTCGCTTTGAGTCGATGGATCGTTAAACTTAATAACTTCTGCATGTGCAATCATAATAATATTCATGCCTTTTTGATCACGAAGGGCTGCAAGTTTTTGACAAAACTTCGACCATTCGTTGACGGCTTCTGTGTATCCCTTGCCATAACCGCCAGCGGCAAGCTCAATTGATCTTACACCATGGCGTAAACATATTTTTTCATGCAGCACTGGCTCAAGCCAATCAAGTGAATCGATAACAAGGGTTTTAAAATCATGTTTTTCAGTTAAAAGCTCATCAACAGCAGCAGTTACTAAATCCCAATCTTTAAACGATGGAAACCTTGCCACGTCGAGATTGTTAGAACCCTCTTCAGACCCTAAAAAAATAGGGTTTGGCGACTGCGAGGCAAACGTTGATTTTCCGCAACCGTCTGGACCATAAATTAAAATAAGATGCGGCTTTTTTATCTTACCTTTTTTGATTTGACTGATTAATTTCGCCATCGATGATCTCCATTACGTTTTTTAATTCGCGCTGCGGGATATGCCCACGCGTAAACCACATGCGAATTGTGTTATCTGTTTTATATTCAAGAAGCTGCGCGAGCCTCACGGTCGTATTTTTTCGCTCATCGAGGCTCATCCAATATCTGAGCTTTGCTAAATTTGCGTCCATAACCCCTCTTGCGATTTTAAAAAACTTGATGCATGGTTATAAATCAGTTATAACAAAAAGTAAATGAGGTTTTTATGGATTGGCAAGAATGGCGTCACAACGGCCTAGGAGCATCAGATTCTCCGATAATTATGGGCGTTTCACCTTGGAAAACAAGATACCAACTTTGGGAAGAAAAGACCGGACCTTTATTAAAAGAAAGTTATAACAAAGGCAATTGGGCAACCGATCGTGGCAACCGTTTGGAACCAAAAGCTAGGGCTCATTATGAACTCATGAACGATATCGACATGCCCGCCGTACTGGTCGAAAATGACGAGTATCCGTTTATTCGTGCCTCGCTCGATGGATATAATGAAGCCGCTAGTCGCATACTTGAAATTAAATGCCCTGGAAAAGATGATCATGAACTGGCTAAAAATGGCCAGGTTCCAGAAAAATATTACCCGCAATTACAACATCAACTTTTGGTAACAGGCGCAAAAGAAGCTCACTATTATTCGTTCGACGGCGAATCGGGACATCTTGTTATAGTAAAACAAGACGCTGCCTACATAAAAAAACTTATAAAAGAGCTTGTTTCGTTCTGGC